TCTTACTGTAAGAAATGTAACTAACGGCGCTTTCCGTACCTTTAAAGTAAACAATGTAACCACTGCCAATGGCGGCAACGGCGGCGTAGTTAGATACGATATACAAAGTTTAACATTCGATGTATCCTCAGGTAGTTTATCCGCAGGTGATGAAGTAGAATTTATATGGGACAAATCGGCCGGCGTCGGAGGATCTTATTCACCATCTACAGGAACTAGCACTAAAACATTAGCCGGAATATATAACTCTGGTTATACTTACTTAGATATGTTTTTTGGAACAGGTCCCGATGAATTCGATGGATCCCCGGGTATATTATCTAGAGTTGTAAATTCAAGTTCCTTCGGAGATTATAGTTATGCATTGCCTGCTATATCCAATACACAAACTCTAACTTTAGGAGGATTGACGGTAAACGGTACTTTAGCTATAACAGGATTCACCGACGTATCAGCTTCATTAGCAGCTATACCTAGTGGGAATGAATTAGATGGTCAGTATATAGAGTATTTTACTCGTGATTCTGCTTACGGCAATGGTTCCTATGAAGGTCAAGTAGTAAAATATGGAACGGGTACGTTATCAGCTGGTAAAGCTTATGTTCTTAGAGATAATTCGGGTACGGCTTTATGGGATGAAGTGGATGCTGATTCTGAAATCCAAACAAAGGGACTATTTGGTATTGCTTTAGGAACTAGCCCTACAACAGATGGACTACTTGTTAGAGGTATTAGATCATATACTAATAGTTTTACGATTGGCAATCCTCTGTACATAAGCCTTACTGCAGGTCAAATTACTGATGACATTTCATCCCATACAACTGGTGATTTTGTACGTGTTGTAGGATATGCGCTTAGTACTTCATTAGTATATATTGATCCATCACCAGATTATATAGAGTTAAGCTAATGGGGTCTGTAGCTAAATTATTCGGTAAAACGCCTGGAGCCGTAAGAAGAATAAACGGAACGGGAGATTTAGATGTTAGTAAGATTAATGGCCAAGATCTAGATGAGCTTCTTCTTGACCTTACTCCTGAAACTCCTGTAGTTGCTTTTTCTCTTCGACGTTTATCAAAAGCTTATAAAGGTAACTGCTTAAGAGTTAGAGAAAGCTTAGGAAATACTGAAACCGATATTGGATTTACTGTCGATGGTGTAATTGATACTGCCGCTATAGCTTCCCATTGCGGGCCAAATAGCGGATACGTCGTAAAAATATATGACCAGTCATCGAACGGGAATGATGCTACAGCACCTGATACGGCAAGACAACCTCTAATTTACGACGCAGGTACCCAAGTTACATTAAACAGTAAACCTGCTTTCGACTTACTTAATGATGCTGGTAATAGGTCATTAAACACGGCATACAGTATTTTAAATGCTAGTACCTCTGCTGCAACTCAATTTATTGTGGGATGTACAAATACAGGAACACCTGCACAATTTGTTAAAATACAAGGACCCCCTGCTGCCCATGGTATTAACGGAGGCACTGCATCTACTAATCTTCGTTGGAGTGTTGTATCATATAATTCTACAATATATTTCGGATACCCAGACGCAGCGGATATTGCACAAGGTACACAATATTTAGTTACTGAAGAAATGCTTGGTGCTAGTGGTACTTTTAAGGGGTATCATAATGGTACCCTGATTAAAAGTGGTACTAATGGTTCTGGTACCCTGCAGGCTACTAGAGTTCAACTAGGAGGCGGCGGCGGAAGGCATCACACTTGGCAAGAATTTCTTTTTTATGATGTATCCATTACTAGTCGCACAGATATAGAAGATAATATTGACACTTATTATAATTTACCAACCTAATCATGACTTTAATTTTCCTACCAGTAGAAGAGTATAACGGAGAAAACTCAGCAACACGAACTTGTGCTATTAACAAGGAAGTATGGAGTATTACTAGACCAGACTCAATTAAATCTAATTCTGACGTAACTCAATACTATTTTGCAACTAATTATAACCCCACAACAAATCAGTGGGCAATAGCTGCGGATTCAGATGAGCAAGTTAAAATCCACCCAGATGTAGATTTAACTACCCTATTGTCAATATTACCTAACGTAACACAAGCAGAAAAGGATCAATTATCTGCTTATATAAATGCAAATAGAGGCGGAAGTGTTCCGTTTTACACACTAATACCTTCTTCATCAACACAATTAACTGAAGCAGAAGCAATTGGCCAAGGATGGGATATGTACTCAGATGAGGTGATAACTGATTATATTTAAATCTCTATATATTTATACAAAATGTTAGGCAACTGGTTAGCAGATCAAATATTAAATGAACAACAAATTAAAACAATAGTTGTTATATACCCAGGTAGATTTCAACCAATGGGTAAACATCACGCCGCAGTTTATAAAAAATTAGCTAGTAGATTCGGCGAAGGAAATACATATATTGCAACGTCTAATAAAGTAGACCCACCAAAGTCGCCTCTAAATTTTGTTGAAAAGGCCATGGTGATGCGTGAACATGGCATAACAAATGTTGTACAAGTTAAAAATCCGTACTCTGCCGTAGAGATAACAAATAAATATGATCCAAATACAACGGCTATACTTTTTGCAGTTGGCAAAAAAGATATGATGGAAGATCCGAGATTTCGTGTTGGTTTTAAACGAAGCGGCGAACCTAGCTACTTTCAATATTATGATGATAATAAAGATAATTTACAACCGTTAACGAAACATGGATATCTAATAGTTGCACCGCATGTATCACTTAATGTTTCGGGATTCGGCGAAATGTCCGGTACAATATTACGACAGGCGTTAGCGGTTGCAACTGAAGACGAATTTCGAAACATAATGGGATTCTTTAATCCTAAGATTTATAATCTACTTAAAACAAAATTTAACCAAGCAGTTAATGAAAATATAGAACGATTTTTACTAGAAGTTAGTAACTCGGTTGCTAGCGGTCGTTCATTAGTCGATGACGGGCCTAGGTATTATTTTGGTAATCAAGCTACATATCGAAGTAAAAATAAAAAAATGGCAGAACGATTGGGGTTTAGCGTACTTAATTATATTATTAAAGATAATCCGATTGAAGTACATAATACTGAATTTCCAGATGGCCCGCCAATGTCAGTTTCTTATTTTCCTGTCGGCGCTGCTGGCGCAACAGATGCCGGTACAAACTATTCAAAAGAATTAAAAGGAGCTCCCGGATATACAGCTTGGTCTAAATATATTACACGTGTAGCACAGCAAGTAGGATACAAATTCTTAAACTTCTTAGGAGCTGAGCTATCATCAGATGATACAAAAAATTCTCCAAATACACCAGGTCCATTAAAAGAACAACTTTTCACAAAATCTTGGTGGAATGGCGTTGTACGTGAATTAATAACCGAAGGTGGCGCATCTGGTCATATGAATCATCCGTTTGATGATAGGGATTTAACATTTGGTGAAATGAAAGAAATGATACGTTTATCATTAGCTGGGACATTGAATGCAGAAGCTGCGGTGACAGAAAAAACTGATGGCCAAAATTTAAATGTTACATTTAAGAACGGTACCGTCGGTGCTGCTCGTAACAAAGCAACTATTCGCGAACCAATGTCAATCGATGCTGTTAAGGCTAAATTCGGAGGCCGCGGTAATATATCAGATGCATTCGGATTTGCAATGGAAGACTTAGAACAAGCAATATTGGCATTACCGGAAGATAAACGTAATGAAGTTTTTCAAAATGGCAAACGATTTGTAAATCTAGAAATTATATACCCAGCGACAAAAAATGTAATTGATTATGGTGGCGGCGCGTATCTACAATTTCATGGATTAAATGAATTTGATTTAGAATCGGCAACTAAAATAGCAGAATATCCTGAATATGGTATGATGTTACAACGTATGATTGCAGATACAAATGCTGATGTACAAAAACATTTTAAAATTATACCGCCGAAAGAATTAGTAATTAATCGATCAGTAGATTTTGAAAAGCGAGAAAAAGAATTTATACGTCGTGTTGATCAACTACAATCAGAATTTGCATTAAAAGATTCGGATGAAATAATGATGTATCATCAACGTTGGTGGGAACGATTTATATCACAAACATTTCCTAATGCATCAAGTGATATAAAAGATGGATTAATACGTCGTTGGGCATATCAAGAAAAATCATATGCATTAAATAAAAAAAATATCACAGACTTAGATATGTTATCTACTGCTAAAGAATTTGATAAACAAAATTTTGCAAAACAAAACAAGGCAAATGTATATCAGTTCGAGAAAATTTTCTTAGAGTTAGGTGCCGAAGTATTATCAAATGTACAAGAATTTTTAGCAGTAAATCCGGATGAACAAGTACAAAAATTAAAAGTAGATATATCACAATCAATCAAAGAGTTACGGAAGGCAAATGATATATCGGCACTTGAAAAACTCAAATACGAACTTAAAAGGATTGAATCTATAGGCGGATTTGATAAGATCGTACCATCAGAAGGATTGGTATATGTGTATAAAGGAAAGACGTATAAATTAACTGGATTATTTGCGCCTATTAATCAATTATTAGGTTTGTCTAGATATGCCAGGTAATTACATATTTATTTTAAAATAGGAAAGCCATGAAAGAGCGAGAACTAAGAGAAATGGTGCGTAAACAACTTGTTAATATGATAAGTGAAGCACCTGCAGATTCATTTCTAGGCCGAGTCGGTTCGACTGTTCGAGCTCGACTAGGCGGACGTAGACAACAATTAAGTAAATTATTAGGGGATATTGATACAGTAAGAATATCTAGATTACCTAAAGCGCAAAAAATAGAATTGATAACGGCATTAATGCAACAATTTGGAATTACAGCACAAGATTTTAATGCAATTAAGCAACGTGTTAGTAGAACATTAAAAACAACACAGCCATTACCTAGTGCACAAATGGGCGAAAATATTAATGAAATGGATCCAAGACCCGCAAAAAATTTAGGATCACTGGGAACTAAACAAGATCGTCTAGAAAAAACTCAGGCATTTGGGCAAATGGTTAAGGCGTTAGCAAATAAGTCTGATTCGGTTAAAACTGAGTTTGTTATGAACTTGATATCGAGTTTAAACTTAGATGATGTTGAAAAGAAAAAATTAAAAAGAAACATTATATCAAAGTTTTAATATGAGCGCAGAAGATAAGTTACAAAATATTAAAGCCGTACAACAAATGTTGCGCGGCGAACATAAGACTCAAACAAGAAAGTCTTTTGGTTATTCTAGCAATACAGTGCAAGAACGTAGAGAAGTCGGAGATACATGGGAAGAGACAGATCCTAAATCGGGTACAGTTTATACTGTAACACAACACGATGGATTTAGATCAAAAGAGCCTAAGAATTCGGTAACAAAACAAATACGAGAAATATTACGAGTACCAGATAATTGTCCAGAATGCAATACTAAGATGCGTAATGAAGAACGTAAATTAAATTATAAGTTTTGGTTTTCTAGAAAAAAATGTTTTAGTTGTGTGTTAAAGGAAGAAACTGCAATTCGAAACCAAGGATTGGATGCTTGGCAAAAGTATCAAAACGATATAATGATACAGAATGCAGAATCTTGGTTTGCAGATACTGATAAAGAAGTTGAAATACTCAAGACGCAAATGAAAGAAACACTTTGGCAAAACGCTCAAGGAGAGACTGGAGACTTCGATTTAACAGATTTTGTACAAAAAGTAGATCGCGATTATCAAAAACTAAAAGAATCGATCCGACAACAGTTTGAGGAAAGTAATGATAAAATCGGAAATTAAATTACGTACGTATATACGTAATATTATTCTAGAAGAGTTAGATGAGGAGAAGAAAAAAGGCGCTGACGGCAAAGCATGCTGGGATGGATATCGCTTTGCCGGTACCGAGAATGGTAAGGATAAATGTGTTAAAGTAAATGAAGAAGATATCGAGGATAGCGAAACTGTTGATGGTGATATTAAAGATGCCGGAGAAGCATTAGATCAGTTATCTGCTGATATTAAAGCAGCCGACTTTGAAGGAGATGAAAATGAAGCAGTAGGTATACTTACACTTGCCGGCATTGCATTATCATTACCAGAAATTACTAGACTTATTGGCAAGTTTGTAAACTTACTAAAAAAAATACCAGGTCTTAAAAAATTAAATGGCGACCGGCTAATAGAATTAGGCGAAAAATACCATCACAAGATTACTGGTGCATTCGCATATACATTAAAGCGCGCCGGCGTTCCTGATGATAAAGCTAAAAAATTTGCATTTATATTACATCATCTTATAGTTGCAATATTATTAGTAGCCGGCGGTTTAGAAAGCATGCGATATGCAACATCAGGCCAGACAAGCTCGGCAACATTAAAAGCAGCTATTAATGCTGTGAAAGCAAATGAAGTACGAGCATTTTTAATAACAATGGCGAGTAAAGTTGTATGAGTAAAGTAATTACAAAAATATTAGGCGGAAGTGCTGAAAAAATAATTGGCTCTGTTGGTAACATACTTGATGATGTTATAACGACAGATGAAGAAAGAGAAGAAGCAAAAGCTCGTATACAACAAATTATTAACGAGCACGATGAACGTGCACAAGAGCAAGTAACTGCACGGTGGGAAGCTGATATGAAGTCGGATAATACTTTGTCTAAAAATATTCGACCACTGACATTGATCTTTTTAACCGCGGTGTTTACGTTGATAACTTTCTTTGACGGAAATATAGGGCAGTTTGAAATAAACGAAGCATATAAGCCAATATATCAAACATTACTTATTACAGTATATGGCGCATATTTTGCTGGCCGTTCGATTGAAAAAATACGTGTAAATAAGAAACAATAATTAGGTTTTACGAAATTTAGTTATTATATTATGATATATAAATGCCTAAACGTGACATTAAATCTATAATACGAGACGAGTATAAAAAGTGTTCCCAAGATCCGGTACACTTTATGAAAAAATATTGTATTATACAACATCCTACCAAAGGTAAGATGTATTTTAATTTATACCCATTTCAGGCTGAGACACTTACAACATTACAACATAACAGATATAATGTAATACTAAAATCAAGGCAGTTAGGTATATCTACACTCTCCGCTGGATTTGTATTATGGAATATGTTGTTTAAGGCCGATTATAATGTACTTGTTATAGCAACAACACAAGAAGTTGCTAAAAATCTTGTTACGAAAATACGTGTTATGCACGAAAATTTACCTACATGGTTAAAGGGTAAAACGATTGAAGATAATAAATTATCGTTACGATTTAAAAACGGCGCACAAGTAAAGGCAGTGTCCAGCGCCGGTACCGCCGGCCGTTCTGAAGCATTGTCATTGCTTGTTATTGATGAGGCTGCATTTATTAAAAATATAGATGAGATATGGGCATCTGCACAACAGACATTGGCAACTGGTGGTGGCTGTGTTGCATTATCGACGCCGAATGGTACTGGTAATTGGTTTCATAAGACATGGGTCGATGCGGAACAAGGCGGTCAATTTAAACCAACAATATTGCACTGGACAGTACATCCCGAACGCGATCAAAAATGGCGTGATGAACAAACTAGTTTGTTAGGTGAAAAACACGCTGCACAGGAATGTGATTGTGACTTCATAACATCCGGCCATACAGTCGTCGATGGACCGATTATTCAATGGTATGATCAGACATATGTGAAAGATCCTGTCGAACGCCGCGGCTTTGATGGTAATTATTGGATATGGGAATATCCGAACTACAATAAAGATTATGTAGTTGTTGCGGACGTTGCTCGTGGCGACGGCGGCGATTACTCTGCATTTCATGTAATTGAAATAGAAAACATGATTCAGGTTGCTGAGTATAAGGGCAAGATTGGTACTACTGAATATGGTAACATGTTAGTATCAGTTGCAACAGAATGGAACAATGCATTATTAGTAATTGAAAATGCAAATATAGGATGGGCTGCATTACAAGTTGCAATCGATAAAGGATATGATAACTTGTACTATTCATATAAACAAGATGCATATGTAGATGAAGATGTACATTTAGCAAAAGGCTATGACTTAAAAAATAAAGCTCAACAAGTACCAGGATTTTCTACTACATCAAAAACACGTCCATTAATTATATCCAAACTAGAAACATACTTTAGGGAAAAGTCACCAGTCGTATTTAGTAGACGATTGATAGATGAACTATATGTATTTATATGGAATGGGCAGCGTGCAGAAGCACAACAAGGATATAATGATGATTTAGTAATGGCATTTGGTATCGCATTATGGGTTCGAGATACTGCATTACGATTACGTCAACAAGGAATAGAATTATCACGTAAGTCATTATCACATTATGGTAAAATAAAACACCAAAGTGTGTATACAACGAGGCCATTAAATGGCTCTGGTTGGGAATGGAAAATCGGTAAACGTAACGACGAAGA